TGTCAATCCCCATGACCACAAGCGTAAAGACACCGCAACATACTTTCTTTCTGTGCAAAAGAGGCTAAAAACTATGTCTGCTAAAGCCAATGCCAGGAGAATGGCTAGGTGTTTGCGACTAGACATGTGTGATGAATTTGACAAGTTAGTGCCAAACCCGCCCAGATGGAGTGCAATGAAGCATGCCGAGTACTGTGACAAGACGATAGATGAATACGAGAGTCACCGTTCCGCAGAGGCTGTTTACGCAAAATTGAAGGCACACGATCCTGATCGTACTGGGAACGACATCAAGATTAGTCTAAAGAATCAGGTCATTAAGAAGGACGAGAAGAGACACACTCTGCAAGCGATACCAGGGCAGTTAATTCATGAATATGACATTTCTCAGACTCTAGGTGACGCTCCATTCGCGTTATTTTTAGAGAATGAATTATTTGACGCGTTTCCCGACAATTTTTTGTTTTACAGGAGAATGAATCCTCAACAATTCGTGGATGCGTACAAGAGCAAATGGCGCGTGGGCAACGGTGTCCACACTTCCGACGTGACGAGATGGGATGTTGGCTGTGACGCTGGCGTCCTGAATTTCGACGTGCATGTTATGCATAGGTGTGGTTTCCCAACTGAGTACATACGGGATTACATCACACGTAGACTGAACAGCAGAAGCCAACATGGTCCTATGGCGACGATGCAAAATTCAGGTGACAGGTACACGTGGTCATTGAACAGCATTCGTAGGGCAGTTGTAGCCTCAATTATCAACGATGTCACCAGCGAAGACACTGTGGCCATCAATGGGGATGATGAGGCGATTGATCGTCACTGCGACTCAAAGTTCTTTCCTGATTCACCATGGATTTTTAAGAACTTGAATGGGGATGTTGGAGACTTCTCTGGATTTGAGTTAGGTGGCATTGAGCCTAAATATTCCGCCGAGGGGATTCATTATCGAACCTTGATACTTGAATCTCGGGATCCCTCCGCCCAAGACAAATGGCAGAATTATTTAGGGTTACTGGCTTGGGCCGATTTGAGTAATCCTTTGGCTTTAGACGTTGCTAGGTCTGCACATCGCCATATGAAGCCAGAACTCTTTCGACAATATTTGCCGAAACCACTTTTACCTTACTTTTGACGCAGTTTGTGATTTCTTTTCTCTAGTCATTCTTTAATTCTTCACATCACTTTCCTTAATTCCGATTTTCTGCGTTCCTACCGGTGTCTTTAATGCCCG